TGCATTCCGGTTTCGTGATAGACCGGCACCTGCCAGAACGGATCGACTGTCTGAGTCAGCAACTCGCTGTGGATGAACCGGATGCCCAGGAAGCGCGTGATTTTGCCTTCCTCAAGCACCGGAGCGTCGGGTTGGTTGAAGTCGCGATTGATTACCTGCGCTTCGGCCAGGAGGTCGTCGAGCTGGACTGCTGCGGCCACGCAATAAAGCGACCCCATGTCGAGGTCAACTTCGTTCTGCAAGAGCAGCCTGCGCGCCTGCCGGAGCTTGGCCACCGTCAGGCCAGTATTACCTGATGCGCCGTAATTGACCGCAATCGTGTTGCCGGCGGGATATGGAGTCGTGTAGTTGCCCTGCTCACCGGTATTCGAAGTCTCGAAGAACGCGCGGATGCACTCGGAATCTTGGGCGCGATTCATACCGGCCACGATGGCCTGTGACCAGGAACCCTTCGGATCAGCTTCGGTCTGAAGCTGGTCCCAGTCGTCGAAGGCCGCGTATTCGTCCCACGCCTTCGGATAGGCCCAGCGCGAATCGTTGACCAGCTGCGTGAAGGCGACCGGCTCGAGTCGGTTCACACGCTGCGATGGATTGGTCTTGCCAACTTGCCGAATCGCCTGCGCAGCCTTGGAGCCCATGTGATTCTGCTGGCGGAACGACATCGGAATCCTCGCTTCCATCTGCTGGGCGAGGAGTTCAAAAATCTGGGTGAACTTGATTTCATAAAGTCCGGATTCGTCCGTGATCGTCGTAGCCATTTATCTCTTAACCTCTTTCTTTTCAGGCGCTCTATAGCGCCGGAGGTAAGCAATGGCCTTCTCCAAAATTTCTATTGAATCATCGAAATGCCCGAGCGAGACATTGCAACCGAAGCAGAGAAGTCCGCGTAGTGCATTACTGACATGATCGTGATCTACGCGCGCGGTGAATTCATCAATCTCAGATCGACAAATCGCACATTCGAATTGCTGATCACGCAATCTGATCAGAAGATCAGAGAGGCCGATCCCATGCTTCGCACGCAAAGCTTTATCCCGGAAGTAAGTTGGGATTTGCTCCTTCTTACCCGCGCGCCATTTCCGGATTTGTTCGCGCTTGTATGCGCGGTTGCCCTCCGGACCTCGCGCTAATTCGAAGCGTGCTCGCTTGGCGCTCGACTTCCACGGATTCGGATCGGCTGCATATCGAGCGCGCTGTTTGGCGTTGTACTTCTCTCGCCATTCAGGATCGGCGAACTTGCGCTTATGCCAGACTCGACTGTCAGAGCGATGTTGCTCGATCAGTGCTGGATTGTCAGCTCGTGCCTGTTTACGCCATTCACCGTCGCGCTTTAGCTTTTCGGCTTTGCGCTCCGGTGACAGCTTGGCGTACCAGCGCTTGTCCCATTCGCGCTTTCGGGCTTTTCGTTCTTCGTCGGAAACTGGAGTCAGCCTCCTAATCGTTGATTCATCGAACCAATCGACCGAAGGCTTGTCCTGGTGGGGCCTGGTCTTCCTCAGATCACCTGAGGCGTGCGGGTCACTTTCGACCGGTCAGCGGGTCCGTTGTTGGATTATCCGCTCGAACTACCTAGTACGCTTTTTCGCGCGTTTATCAAAGAGGTGGTAAAGGGCCGGTGCGGAAGCGTCACACCCTTGCGCAACCGGCGCCACGCCGCCAAGGCGCGAGCAAAGTTCAAGGTAAAGTTAGGGGGGCATGTACCCGACGCTTCAACTTCCGCTACGACGTTAATCACAACCTTGTCTTCGCAGTCGTTGCACAAGACAAAGCTGTCGGCTGGCAAGCCCGAATCCTTGAGCTGGACCTCGACGTATCGGCCGCAACCTTTGAGGCCGCAGGGTAAGTTGACGATCATCATCGCGGTAGATTACCGGCTGCAACTCGAGCGAGACGATCCATTTCCTGCATCTCCGGACCATCCTTGCCGTTGCGCATCACCCGCGCGCGGAAGTCAGCATCGGCATTCAATTCCTTCATTCGAGCCCGAGCACCTTCCGGCGTCATCCCGAAGGTCGGATTGCCGCGTCCGGCTACGAATCGGCCTTCGCCGAGTGATTCGCCGGCTTTGGCCATGACCTTCAGAAATTTCGCCGTACCGATCGCCTCTTCGATATTGCCCAGGACTTCGGCCAGCTCGCCGTCATTGGTGATGCCGAGCGCCGGCGCCACAATCTGCCTGGCATATCGACGGCCCAGCTCCTCGCGCTCTGTGAAAGTCTGCCCGGGCCACTCCTGGTGGAGCTTGGTCAGGTCGGCCTGTTCTTCGAGCGCTTGTGCGTTATCCTGAGCCTCGACCGCGGCCTTCATATAAGTGTTCCAGCCGGTCGCCAGTTGCTCGACCTGGGCCTGGTTCATGCCAACACGATGAAGCAGTGGCGCCATCGTCTTCGCGAACTCCTCGCCGCCCTCAACAGTCGGGATGCGATATTCCTCAGGTGTCTTCGGCCGACCGAGACGATCGTAGACCGGATTCAAGTCGGCAACGCCTTCCGCGTTCGGCTGCGGTATGCGCACCAGCTGGTCTTTCGGAACGCCGATAAGCTTCTCGGCTTCGCGCGCCGACTTCATCGCTGCTTCGGGATTTTCGAACTTCTTGAGCTCTGTCCATCCACGCAGATCGGCATCCCCGAAATTGGCGTACCACGGCGCCGCAGCTGGCGCCGGAGCGGCACCATTGCTCGTTGCCGTGCTCGGTACAGTGCCCGGCGTGCTAGGCGTACTCGTTTGCGCGACCTGCGGCGTTCCCGAAGGATTTCCGTTGCCCATAACGTCCTCCTTCAATTAATGATCAAAAGCCGTCCTGCCGTTACTTATCTGACGGTCGACCATTTCCTGGTAATCGCGATCGATCGCTACGAGATCGCGATCATCAAGATTCAGATAGAAATAAAATTGAAGCCAGACTTCCTGTCGACCTACTGCGGCGGCCGTAGCGGCGGGATCGAGACGCCCTTCTCGGTCATAACGTAAGGTCGACACGTCTGCGAAACAGAACGCGCGAAGGTGGCCGATCACGTCGACCGCCTCGGGCGTCGGCTTGCCGGTATCGTCGAGCAGAAGCTTGCGGAAGGCTCGAGTTAATAGGGCGTCGCGTCTGACTCGAGCCAAGCGTTGCAAGAGTCCGTTCACTTCGCTCCTTCTTTGTAGTGCAGGTAAACTTTGGCGATCTCATGCCATTTGCGAATCGGCAGCACGATCACATATCCGCCGCAGTTCATTCCAATCTTGCCGTCCTGGGTGACGTGGAGGGAGTCTGCGTAGAAGTCGCCTTCCCGCTCACACCACAACTCGCGGTCGGTATTCTTTGCCTGTCCGTTCATTTGCCAGTTGATTTGCCAGCTCGCTTGCGCACCGAGGTTTCGCCGACTGCCTGAGCGAATGCCGGCCCTCCGGTGTTCACCCGGCCGTAGAAGACAGACTTGCCCTTGTCCTGGCCGTAGCGCTTGACGAACTTGGACATCACCGACTTACCCTTTTTTGACATCGGCATAGCTGATCCTCCCACGTCTTGCTGGCGAAGCCCGCTGCTATTTGGTTTTGATTTGAGCATTGGCAATTCTCTTTTCCTGCTCGACGCACCATTTCTCGATGCCGCGAATGACCTCGATGGGCAGTTGGTAACGCATCAAGGTGCGATTTAAATTTCGGACGCCGTTGATGATATCGACCGTAACCAGGATGTCCGCTTCTGCCGGGGTCATGGATTCACTTGAGGTGTGACCGGCGCTGGCAGGTTCCGGCTGATGTAGTCAGCAATCAACAGCAAGCTGTTTCGAATCTGATACGGCGACAGCGCGGCGTCGAGATCGACAGCTACCTCGAGCGCGTGGTCCTCTGGCGCATCCCCCTCGCCGATGCTGCCGTCCTCGTGGATGGAATAATATTTCATGTTCATAGCGATTGCTCCCGTTATGCCGGTGGTCCTCCGACTCCGGGTTGTGGACCAGGTGAATTTAAAACTGTCGAACGCGCGGTCGCGAGATCCTTTGCCGCTGCGGCCGCCTGTGGTGCTGCCTGAATCATCGTCTGCGCATTCATCTGCTGTTGCTTCGCCGCCTGTATCTGCTGAATCTGCTCGGGCGAGCGCATCACCTTGGCCGGCACCGCATTAATCTCCGCAAGCTCGCGCGCAGTCGCTTCCGGATCGAACATGTCGAAAACTTCCGGATGCCCCGCCTCCGCGAGTGGCGCCAACTGCTGGAACGTCCGCAGGATCCCAACACCTTCCTCGGCCCGCTGATAGGTATTGAGCGGCGACGAATACTCAATCTTGACCTGCCCACCGATACGCATCAGCTCGGCCGGCATCGGCGGAAACTGATTGGCGTGTCCGAGAATATCGATCTCGCGCTGAATCAATGGTCCCAGGAATTCGGACTGCTGCCGTCCCATCGTCGGCGTCAGCAACGCGCCTTTCTCCTGAGCACGCTCGAGAACTTCGGTCGCAGTCATCTGCCCCGGATTCTCAGCGAGAATCTGAAACAGCGAAACTAGGAACACATCATTTATAGACTTGCGCCGAACGTCCATCTTCTCTTCTGCGATATCCGGCCGCACACCAGTAATCAAAGGCGCAACCATCGGCTTGCCATCCGGTCCCATGCCGCCGTAGTTCAACGCTCCCGGGCGCAGCGACCATCCACGCTGGTCATCGTCCGGCACCAGCAGCGGAGGCCGAACCGCCATATGCGACGCCTCGATATCGGTCCGCGACATCTCATTCAACATCTTTATATCCGCCAGCGAGGTCATCGCCGGCGACCGCCCATAAACTTCGCGAGGACCAACCACGTAGCGGCTGGTCGCATAGGGAAAAGTTCGGTAGCCGCCATCAGCTACGATCTGCTTGTGGCTGAGCGCGATGTAGCAGGACTCGAACGCCATGCCCTTCGCGTCCTTGCGCTCGAGGTCGGGATTGCGCCGCGGTTTTACCACATGAAGAAATTCGTATTCGCGTTGCGGTGAGTTCTTGGCGGCGTCTGCGATAGCACCCGGAACGTTATCGATGCCGAATTGCTCCACCGCATTGATGGCCGAGAATACAAACACGCGAAAGACCGTCTCGATCAGCCCCACGTGATTCTCGGCGAAATACAAATCCTGAAGATTAATTGCCCGATAGCGTAGATTCGACCCAAGGTCTTCATCCACAAACACCGAACCGGTCCCGAACGCGCCGAGCCCAAGCATGTTCTCGTGAGCCTGGCTGGCAAAGTTCGCGCGCGGTGAATAACGCGCTGCAAACAAGACGTCGTTGATTTCCTCGAGATACGCCCGAACGTCGCGGTTGTCCTTCAAGCTCGGATCGACCGGAACCAGGCGATGCCATTTCTGCGTCCGCGGAAAAAGCATCGACTCCATCGCAGCCGCGAAACGCTCGAGCGCCTGCGGTGCCGTGCCTTCGAAGATGTACTCGGTGCGCCGTTCAGCCTGCGAAATGCCAAGCGGCGAGCGCATGAAGATGTTCTGGTTGGGCAATACGTGGCGAGCGACGTCGGCCCAGTAAGTGTCCCAATTTGCCCGGATAGTTTTTAACGCTTCGAACTCGCGGATGTATAAACCAACGCGATCGTCATCGGCAGCGGATTGCGTAGTTGCCATTTGCTATTGGCCCAGGATCGCGGCCGTGCCGGTTCGCGTTTGCGCCGCCGTAGTCGGAGCGCCCGGAGTGCCAGCTGCGCCGCCTCGAGACAGAACCGTAGCCGCGTAGCCTCGACGCATCCGTATCAGATTAGCCGCGTCCGCAGCCTGGGCGGCGTCATCGATGGTCGGTGGCTTGGGCGGTGGAGCTGGCGGTTTCGGCGGTGATGGCAACATCGTGGAGCAATCTCCTACTTAAAGCTTCGCAATTATATGGACCTCGTCGCCCACTACGGCAAGCGTTAAGCTACGGCGCTATGAAACACTCTCGCCACCGCGGTACGCCCGAAGAACGTCGCAGACTTTTCACCAAAGCCCTGCTGGCCGGCAGCAATCCCCAGGAAGCCCTGATCGAAGCAGGCTTCCTGCTCCACAGCCGCAAGGCCATCGCTTCAACCATCTCGAGCTTGCGCCGCCATCCCGAAATCAAAGCCATCCTCGATAGCGAAGAACACGCCCTGCGAATCATCACCGGCAATACGCCAGCCAAGGTCGAAGCCCAACTGTCAGGCATCGCATTCTCCGACGTCGGCCAGCTGCTTAATAGCGACGGTACCCTAAAACCACTCGACTCGATCGCGCCCGAGGTCCGCAGCGCCATCAAGCAGTTGACCATCAGCACGTACACCGCGCCCGATGGCTCGAGCTCCACGCGCACCGTCAAGGTCACGCTCGAGAACAAGGTCGCGGCGCTTCAGACGCTTGGCGAAGTCGTCGGCCTTATCAGTCCCGAAGTTACGCAGGCCGCCGTTGCGCAAGCCTTCCAGGTCAATATTCATCTCGGTGCCGAGAGCGTTGCCATCAGCCAGCAACGCAACCGGCTGGTCAACCCACGGCCGGCCATTGAGACGACGACGGAGCCGCCGCCTCGAGGCGAAACGCGCAACTAGTATCCCGCATGTATCCCACACGCGCGATCCGCGTTCGAGTAACCCGCGCGATGATTGGAGTTTCTATTCGAGACGCAAGG